GAATCAGAGGAAGGGCGATTATATGAAAAGCAATTTAGAGATACAAGAAAAGCTGTATGATTTTATAAAGTACATATACCCGGTGCTAAGACAATATCCAAAAAGTGAAAAGTTTTCGCTACAGAAAGATACTAAAAATTGTATCATGGATATTTTACGGTACATCATTAGAGCCGGGAAAAGCACGACGAAGAAAAAGCTTTTATACGACGCGGACGTAGAATTAGTGATTTTACGGTATTATATCAGAATTGCTTACGACCAGGAGTACATAAGCGGGCATACATACGGAGTAGCCGCGAAAAAGCTAACAGAAATAGGAAAAATGTTAGGCGGCTTCATTAAATCAGTACAAAGTTAAGAATATGGGCTATACGTTGCTTCGCCTTATCGCGGGCGGCAGGTGGAACAACGGCGTTAACGCTGGCTGCCGCGCTGTCAACTGTAACAACTACCCCTGGAATGTTAACGCGGATATTGGCGCGCGCTTCGGCTGTGACTTATGGACTTTTCAGACTTAGCAAGCTACGGCTTACTAGCGAAGACTATTTTACATATAGTCAGAACGTATAGCCCGTCCTGGGACTACCAGGCAAACATAAAAAAGGACGCTTCCGGTTAGTAGCGAAGGCGAAGGGCGGAAGCGGAAACGGCAGAAGATGAAAAGAAGTAATATAGGAATAAAGGATATAGCGACCTTTGAAAATGCGGAAGACGCATACAGGAAGGCGCGAAAGTGCAAAAGATACCGGGAAGAAGTGTTAAGGTTCACGGATAACCTGGAAGAAGAATTATACGACCTGGTGGCAGACCTGGAAGCCGGAACATACCGACAAGGGGGAAGCCCGGCGCTTTGTAGTGTATGAACCGAAGAAGCGGGACATATACGCGCTGCCATTTAGGGACAGAGTAGCGCAGCACATGATAAACAATAAAATAGAACCGATTGTAGAAAGACGGTTTTACTATCATAGCTACGCCTGTAGAACAGATAAGGGTATGCACAAAGCGGCAGATTACGCCCAGGAGTGTATAAGAAACCTATCTTTTGAAGGGGAACAGGTTTATATATTAAAAGCGGATATACACAAGTATTTCAACAGTGTAGACCACGAAGTACTAAAGCAAATATTAGGCGGGATTTTCAAAGATAAAGACCTATTAAAGCTGCTTTACTATATTATCGACAGCTACGGGGAAGACGGGCGAGGGCTTCCGGTGGGAAACCTATTAAGCCAGCTTTTCGCAAACCTGGTATTAAATGAATTAGATAACTTCGTAAAGCACGAATTGAAGGAAGATAAGTATAAACGCTACATGGATGATTTTGCAATAGCACACAATAGCCGGGAACACCTGGTGGAAGTGTTACAAAAGATAGACGCATTTTTAGGCGAGCGGCTTAAGCTTACCTTAAATCCGAAAACGCAGATAATCAACGCTAAGAACGGCTTTGATTTTTGCGGGTATCGTATTTACAAAGATTACCGGAAGATAAGGAAGCGTAGCCCTAAACATATTAGGGCAACTATCAAAGCCTACAGAAGCGGAAAAATAACAAAAGAAAAATTGCTTATGAAATATGCAAGCTGGGAAGGACACGCGAAACACGCGGACACTTACAGGCTACGCATGAAGATTAAAGGGCAAATAGAAGCAGAAATTAAGAAAAAGGAGTTAATAGGCAATGGCAGTATTACGCCGGATAATTAACAGAATCAGAAGCCAGAGGGAAGAAGGCGAAGTACAGGCTACGAACGTAGCACGTTACGACCTGGACGTAGTAGAGGTACAGAGCAGCATAATAGCAGACCTGGCAGAAGTAAATAGGCTGCTGCTGGAAGAATTAGAGAACTATAGGAGCATGGAAGACGAAGACAAGCAGTTACTAATGATGATAGAAGACATAAAAGAAGGTCGCGAAGACCTGGAACGGATGTTAGAGCCGTAGGAAGGAGTTAGTAAGGCTTGAGTAGTGAATTTTGGATAGGTTTACTTATTCAGTTAGTTGTGTACGGGGTGTCTATCGGCGCGATATACGGGACGATTAAGACCAGACTTAATTATATCGAAGCAAAATTAGACAAACACAACAACGTAGTAGAAAGGGTGTACAAATTAGAAAAAGACCAGGCGGTACTTGATGAAAAACAGGAAGTAGCAAACCATAGAATTAAAGACCTGGAAGGCTTAAGCGCACAGTGAGAGCAAAGAAGCGGGAATTTAAGAAAAAGGTAGTTTTAAGCACTGGTTCAATATTTGTATGCACTTGCATAGTAGCCCTTATATTTTCATGGAACGAAAAGCCTACAGAAGTATTTACTTACATAATTCCGACAGCCGGGGGCGTGTTCGGCGCTGCTGTAATATGGTATTTGAAAGCGGTACAGCTTGAAAATGGCATTAAGATACAGCTAGGCATGATAAAAAAACTTATCGACCTGGGCGAAGAAAACCCGGCGGAAGAAATCAAAGAAAGAACCATACAAAAGATGAAAGATAAAACAGAAGCACTTATAGACGAAGCGTTAGAACCAACGGAAATACAAAACTTTTAGAGGTGCGAAGTATGGAAACTTTGAAAATGATTCTTGAAAACTGGGTAATTTTTGTAATTATGCTTGCATTGCTGGGACTTACTGTATATGCAGTATTACGCTTTTTGAAGCTTACGCCGCAGCAGCAGTTAGATAAAATAAGAATCGCGCTGCTGTATATGGTTACGGAAGCGGAAAAGGAATTAAAGCGGAAGACCGGACAGGTAAAAAGGGCTATGGTATGGGACTGGCTTACAGAAAGATTCCCGGTTATCACATTATTTTTAACAGAAGAAAAATACGACGAACTGTTAGAGGAAGCGTTAGTAAAGTTTAAGAAAATGCTGGAAGACAACAGCAGCTTATACGACTATGTGTATAATACGGTTACGGTTTCGGATGAAGATACAGAAGACGACATTTTAAGAAAAATCACAGAGGGAGCATAAGAAACATGAAGATTTTACTTATTAGCGGACACGGAGCGGGCGACCCTGGCGCTGTATCACAGTTCGGAAAAGAAGCAGACGAGACTATTTACATGGTCGAGGAAATTAAGAAGACTTTGAGCGCATACGCCCAGGTGGATTTATACCCGACGGAAAGAAACGCATACAAAGACGCAAAAGCCGGAAAACTGGCGGTTAACTTCGGAAACTATGGTTATGTACTGGAAGTCCATTTTAATTCCGGGGCAGCAGACCTTAAAGGAAACGGACGGACGACAGGTACGGAAATCTACGTTACTACAGCGGAAAAGACCGTAGGGGTAGAAACGAAGATTGTACAGAGTATCGCAGCCCTGGGCTTTAAGAACCGCGGAGTTAAGAGAACGAATTTTACAGTAATCTACAGAGCGAAGGCGGCGGGCGTATCTTCCGCGCTGCTGGAAGTGTGCTTTATCGACGATAAGGACGATATGAGCATATACGCAGCCAAAAAGACACAGATTGCAGCAGCCGTAGCTAATGCAATCGCTGTACAGTTCGGGTTAAAAAAAGGCAGCCAGGAAGCGGGAAACAGCCCGGCAGCAGCACCGAAAATTAAAGCCGGAAGCGTTGTTACGATTAAGAGTGGTGCGGTATATGGCGGATTGTCTTCGACTAGAGGGAAAGCAGTCCCGGCGGCACAGTTGGGCGGCAAAAGACACACGGTAGACAAGGTACAGACAAATAAAGGAGTACAGGAAGCAAAGCTTAAGGAAATCAACAGTTGGGTAGCTGTAGCAAGCTTAACGGCTGTATAAGGGGGCTTCGATATGAATACAGAACAGAAAAACTTTATTAAAACAGTGGGCGCGCTTGCGTCCGCTGATATGAAGAAAAGCGGAGTACTGGCAAGCTTGACGACCGCCCAGGCAATCCTGGAAGCGGGGTGGGGAACAAATGGGCTTGCTACGGTAGGTAAAGCACTTTTTGGGATTAAGGCTACAAAATCCTGGAAAGGTAAGGTATATTGCAAAGATACAAAAGAATGTTACGACGGGGTAAACCTGGTAGAAGTAAAAAATACAGCCTTCCGCGCTTATGATACCTGGGAAGAATCCGTTACAGACCACAGCGCTTTTTTGAAAGCGAATAAGAGATATAAAGAAGTAATCGGGGAAACCGATTATAAGAAGGCTTGCTATGCTATTAAGGCTGCCGAATATGCGACAGACCCGGACTATGCGGAAAAGCTTATTAAGATTATCGAACAGTATAACCTTACAGAGTTTGACGGAACAACAGAGAAGAAGGAAAACCAGGCAGCGGGAGCAGCCGGGGCAGACGATAAAAAGTACTACAGGGTACAGGCTGGGGCTTACCGGAGAAAGGAAGGCGCTAACCTTATGGCGGAGCAGATTAAGAAGACTGGACATACGGACGTATTCGTAAGACTGCTTAACGGACTTTACAAAGTCCAGGTAGGCGCTTATACTGAAAAGAAAAACGCGGAAGCCACAGTAAAGAGGTTAAAGGCTGCTGGTATCGTTTGCTTTATCACATACGCATAAAAGAAGCTAAGGAAGGCAGCAGCTACGAAAGGTAATTTGCACGTAACTTACAAACGAGCATAGAAAGCCCTATTTTCAAGGCTGGGAGTTATCAAAGAGATAATTTTTCGGAAAAGAGAATATCAAGAGTATATTACACCTCAGAACTTCGGTTCTGGGGTGTTTTTTTGTGTGAACTATGATAAAATAAATATTATAATAAAAAGAAAACAAGTATAAGAGATAATATATTTTAATATTAATCAAAACAGAGGGAGTGATTATATGACGACTGTAAGCACCAAAAGTGGTAGAATTATAAAAGTTGTATCCAGAGAAGAAGAGAAGAGTACATTGACAGAATCGGATAATGAAATGGACGAAAGGGCAGTTGAAGCTGTTAAGGCAGCAATAAATAAAGCGAAAATATGTAAAAAACCTATAGCTGGTTATGATAATGAAAAGAAACAGGCTTATGTAGAGTATGCAAATGGGGAAAGAAAATATGCAGAATAAAAAACCGATGATTCTTGTATTAGCGGGACCAAATGGTTCGGGGAAAAGTACAATAACAGCTTTTTTTGATAAAGTTGGTAAATATACTAATGCCGATGATGTTGTTGCGACTACGGGAATGAATAATATGGAAGCTGCTGTTTTGGTTGATCGGATGAGATATGAATCAATTGCCAAGAAAGAAGATTTTACATTTGAAACTGTTTTGTCATCTGAATATAAGTTAAATATTTTGAGAAAAGCAAAAGAAGAGGGATATTTCATAAAATGTGTATTTGTGTTAACAGTTGATCCACAAATTAATATTGCCAGAATTGAATCTCGTGTGGCGGCAGGTGGACATAATGTTGCTAGCGATAAAGTTATCGAGAGATATTACAAATCAATTAATAACATAAAAGAACTGCTTAATATATGTGATATTGTGCATGTTTACGATAATACTAAAACACCGGAAAGAATTATTCGTAAGCATAAAGAAGAATTATCAATATATCCAAATGAGTATTGGAGTGAACAGGGGATATTAGGATTGATGGAATAATATTGTTGCGAAAACATTAGATCACCATATTATTCTATTTAAAAGATAAAATATAAAAATAGTACTTTTATTTGAGCGCCTCCTATGATAGGATCAAGATCCAAAATCTAAGGAGGTAGTGCGAAATGACATTAGCAGAAAAGATATTTAATTGTTTTAAGGATAATGAAAGCTTCTCATTAAAAGAGGCATACCAGCAAAATGCTGATAAACCGAAGGAAACAGTTAGAGCTCGTATTTATGAGAAAATAGGTATTAGGTTTGAGAGAATATCAAAAGGCGTATATTGTACAATTGACAATAAGGATGAACAGTGTATATTAATTGAAGGAGACGGCAGAGATTTATCTATGCTAGGAGATAATAGCATTGATTGTATTTTGACAGATCATCCGTGGCTGGATAAAAAATCAAATAAAGGTGGAACACGGGCTTTTGCAGAATATGATTGTTTTAGATATACACTTGATGATTTTAAGGAAAAAGCAAGAGTTTTAAAAGCAGGTTGTTTTTTGGTCGAGGTATTACCTGCAGAGAATGAGAATAATTATGAGTATCTTTATCAAATTAAGCAATATGCAAAAGAGGCCGGATTTGTTTATTATTCTAAGGTATCATGGAAAAAAGGAACCTTTGTGAGTAATACAGGGAGAAAAGCAAAGAATACACAGGATATAATGATTTTTTCAAAAGGAAAAGCTAGAAATATGAGATATGATAAGAAGAAATCTGATTTAACCGGGAAAAAATGTTATATGAGTGGATGTAATGGTATGCTGCCTGCTATGTTTGATGTGCAGCCGGTAGCCAGGAAAAATAAAATACATCAGAGTGAATTACCGGTACAACTTTGTGAAGAAATATTGGAATATGTTACATATGAGGGAGAAATAATATTAGATTCGTTTGCAGGTAGTGGAGCCGTAGGTGTAGCTGCATTGAATAAAAAGAGAAGTTGTATTCTTATAGAAATTTTAAAAGAAAACATTGAAAAGATAAGAACACGCTTTAATAGTGTATTATATCAAACGGTATTGGAGTGATAATTTTGAATTTACAGATGGATGGAAGAAAAGCTGATAATTATTCGAGTAATGCACAAAAAATAAGAGTTATAACTGAAGACTGGGTAAATAATAATATGTTTTGTCCATATTGTGGAAATAAATATGTTTCACATTTTGAGAATAACAGACCAGTTGCTGATTTCTTTTGTCCATCCTGTAAGGAAGAGTATGAATTGAAAAGTAAAGGCGCATCTATCAGTAATAAGATAAATGATGGTGCATATAATACAATGATAGAGAGGATAACCTCAATCAATAATCCCAATTTTTTCTTTATGCACTATAATAAAATTAGCCTACAGATTGAAAATTTTGTTATGGTACCAAAATATTTCTTTTCACCGGATATAATAGAAAAGAGAAAGCCATTGGCAGAAACAGCTAGAAGAGCAGGATGGACGGGCTGTAATATTTTATTGAACAGGATTCCAAATGAAGGAAGAATTTACATTGTACAAAATGAAAAGGAAATATCTGTTAAAAAGATAATGGAAAAGGTGCATAGAACAGAATTTTTACGTGGTAGTAAGTTGGAAACAAGGGGCTGGATGTTGGACGTGTTGAATTGTGTTAATATAATTGAAGACAGGGATTTTACGTTAGAGCAGATGTATAGTTTTGAGAAGATGCTTGCAGGAAAACATCCGGACAATCATCATATAAAAGATAAAATAAGACAGCAATTACAAATGTTAAGAGATAATGGAATTATAGAGTTTATAGGAAGAGGACACTATAGAAAAATAATTGATTAAAGAGAATATCAAGAGTATATTACACCTCAGAACTTCGGTTCTGGGGTGTTTTTTTATTTGAATTGTGGTATTATTATAAAATAATGGTAAGAAAAATTATTTGAAGCGAGTGAATTAAATAAAAGATGTTGCAGAGATAATGCTAATATGATTATCATCTGAATGAAGATAAAACCGAATGAAATGTATAAACATGTGACAACTGTAAGTAGTATAAAATTATTAGCGAAACAGTTTAATGAATGGTATATAAAGAAAAATGAGAAGAAGAATATATGAGATTATTGAAGTAAGTGAAGACGGTGATTCATTAAGTAAAGCATATGATATTTTTATGATGATGTGTATCATTGCTAGTCTGGTACCATTAGCATTCAAGGAGCAGAATGGTGTTTTTAATGTTATGGATTGGATTACAACAATAATATTTGTTGGTGATTATATGTTAAGACTGTTTACAGCAGATTATAAGCTTGGTAAAGGAAAAGTTTCTTATATTGAATATCCATTTACAGCTATGGCTATAATTGATTTGCTATCCATATTACCTTCTTTTATGATAATTAATAGTGGAATTAAACTTTTAAGAGTAACAAGACTTATTAAAACATTTAGGGTGTTTAGAGTATTTAAGAGTTTTAGATATTCAAAAAATATTGATATACTTGTCAGGGTATTTAAAAGGCAAAAGGATAGTCTTACAATAGTTGCTTTTCTAGCTATGGGGTACATATTTGTGACGGCACTTGTAATGTTTAATATCGAACCTGATACTTTTAATAGTTTTTTTGATGCGATTTATTGGGCAACCGTGTCATTGACAACAGTTGGTTATGGAGATATTTATGCTACGTCAGGTATAGGAAAAATTCTTACAATGATTAGTTCATTGTTTGGAATTGCAATTGTTGCGTTGCCAGCAGGCATTATAACTGCTGGGTATATGTCAGAAATTAATGCAGATGATAAATATAACTAGATTAATACGAATATAAAAGTGAATGTCATTGATGAAAAACTTACGTTGAAATGTTCACTTTTTAAAAAATATATGAAATAAGAGGCAGCAAAATGGATTTTGAAAGCAGAAGACAAAGAATTTTAGACAAGATGGAGGACAATTCTATAGCAATATTGTACTCAGGCATCGAGCACCATGTGAGTGCAGATGAGTATGATTTATTCACAGCACAGGCTAACCGCAATTTCTTCTATCTGACCGGACTTAGACGTGACAACATGGTCCTTGTCATGGATAAATGTGTAGAGCCTGCTAAGACGATGCTCTTCATAGAGGAGGCAGACCCTACGATGGAGCGCTGGTACGGCAGGAAAGTGACTATGGAGGAAGCCGAGGAAATATCAGGAATTGATGAGATAGAATATATTTATGAGCTTGAGAGCACGCTGGACAGGATAATGACGCGTGAGGATGTATACACAGCATATTTTGACACGTATCGTCATCAGAAAGTGGATTTGCCGGATTACAATGTGGTAAAAGCCAATGAATTTAAGACAGACTATCCGGGAGTTGCTGTGAAGAATCTTTTCCCACTTGTGGCAGAGGAGCGTATGCAGAAGGATGAGGATGAGATTGAGCTTACCAAAAAGGCAATCGCTATCACAAAGGACGGACTTTGCAATGTGATGGCCAATTTAAAGCCGGGCATGAAGGAATATCAGGCACAGGCAGACTTTGAATATATAATAAGACGCGGTGGGGCAGAGTGGACAGCGTTCCCTACAATTGCCGGAAGCGGAATGAATGGAACGATGCTTCACTATGACACAAATCGTGAGACGATGGAGGATGGAACACTGGTGCTTCTTG